AAGGGGCCTTTGCACAAACCTACAAAGCGGATCTGCTGCATTCACTGACTGGAGCGCCGTACAGATCACCGGAGCCATGGGCTACGGCGACGTAGAGGACTCCGCAACGCATGCCGTGCCTGTTTATGAGATGGAAATCCCAAGCAGCCCTGTGGAGTCGGGAAACTCGGCAAATAGACTGCATCTGTACGCAGTCTTCCGCACTAGGGACGCAGACGGAAATAAAGTCGCCCTAACTGACGAAAGCGGTAATCCAGTTCAGTATGTTGATTACGACTTTGTCCCTGGTATTTGGGCAACAAATGGAAAGATTATTGAGACCGCAAAAACAGACGACAAGGTGGAAACGCTTGCTGACGCGCAACTTGCTGCTCAGGGTTTCTGGAAAGAGAACGGCCTACCAATTGAGTCGTATGAGTTTGATATCCGGCCAAGAGATGCATACGATTCGGTATATCCAGTACCAAACGTTGGCGACATTATTCCATTCATCTGGGACACCATGGACGTCGCAAAGCCACTTATTGTCAAGTCCGTTAAGGCAAAGATGCTTGGCATGGACGTTGTCTACAGCATCAGTGTTGGCGGTGACATAAGGCTGCAAAGAAACTCGTTTATTCTTGTTAGCGAGCGGCTCAGGGAGCTCGATAAGATTAACCCCGTACCACCGACACCTGCGCCACCATCAGAGATTCACGCGGTCGCAAGCATCCAGTCCGCCACTGTCAGCTGGGACTTCAATGAGGATATTGAGCGCAACAAGAACCTCTCGTCGTTTGAGGTTCAGCGCCAAGACGGGATATTCAAGGCAATTACAAATGTTGCAAGGGCGCTTACTACCGTAACAATCACAACCTCTGGCGCCCATGGAATGGTCAATGGTGACAAAGTCCGCATTGAGATGGACAACGACATCTACGGTCAGGCGGCAAACAAGATTGAGGGAGAGTGGACCGTTACCGGGACCACAACAACCACCTTTACCTACACGTCCGTCGAAAGCGGTCTCATTACCTCCGTTGCGGCAACTGGATGGGCAATCTACAACTTTACTGAATTCAGAACAATACAGAACACCAAGGCAAACTACATCAATGACAACGGGCTTTCATACGCCCTGAACTATAGATATCAAGTTCGGGCAATGAGCACAGATAACACCGCAAGCGAAATGAGCGATGACTCAGAGATTGTCAGCCCGGTTCAAATCAAAAGCGAGGACCTAAGCAATAATGCCATTACGGCCAGCAAGTTGGCGTCAACGCTTAAGGCGATAGAGATCATATCCGAAGCGACCCTGCCTACAGTCCCGTCTTCAAGCTACCCAGAGGGGACCATTGTCTACCACCTTGGCGGGACTCCTGCGGGGCTTAGGAAGGTTGCCGCTGGCGGCGCGGCCTGGGAGAACGCAGTTGGAAGCAATGACATTGTCGCCAACTCTATTACCGCTGGTCTTATTAGCACAGCTGGTATCGACGCTGGTGTCATCAAGGGTGGGCAGCTCCTTCTGGACGACAGGTTTGGCTCAGAGGGTGCAACCTTTTACATCAAAACAAAGCAAAGAACTGGCACCACGGTAACCCTGACAACCTGTAACGCTGAGGGAACCCTTGTTTCTCACAACGTTGCGATAAGCGAAAGGGTAAGAATTGCAAATGTGGACGCAACGGTTGGCCAGGGATTTGACGGTGTCTTTTCCGCAATAGCTGGGACAACTGGGTCGACATTGGTATACACCTCAGGGGTTAGCGGCACCGTAAGCACCACAACGCTCTCGCCATTTGGAACCGGAAATGAGAAGAATGACTACTACTCGATATCTTCTACGAACTTTAAAGTCGGTCAAAATGGAAACGTAGACGCCACCAATGCATTCCTTTCTACCGTCACAGCGTCTGGGTCAAGCGTTGCCCCTGGTATTCTTATCAGTAAAAACTCAAATATTGGAGACCTTGCTGTTCCGCACACTGAAGTTCTTAGCATTGGTCACTACAACACGTCTGCTCAAACATTTGATGAAAGAATAAGATTAGACGTTAGTGGAAACGTAAGAATTTTTGATGGATATCTTGCGGTTGGAACATTAGCTTATGACATTTTTAAGGTTAACTACAGCGGCTTGGTAACAGTGGGCAACGGATCAAGTGTTGCTGGGGATTTGCGAGTATACGGTATGTCTGGGGTTGATGGGGCAGTGAGAATATACGGAGGCGCCTCAACGACGGCCGGGGCAACGCTGTCGTTTGATAGCGCAAATAGTCGATTTAATATGAATAATGACCTTAACCTCCAGGGCGGGATTTCTGCCACAACTGGATCTTTTACTGGAAACGTTACAATGTCTGCAAACGTCACCCTTGGGAACTCAACATCAGATACTATTTCTGGAACTTTTGAAACAAATGCTGGCAGCAGCAACACCTACGCGCTAAGGTGGGTTTACCAAGGTGCAGCGCCGAGTGGTCTTGGCGTCCTTCAGATATATGCCCACACGTCAAGCAGAAAGTACAAGACAAACATCCTAGCAATTGAAGACTCTGATTCAATATTAGATGTTGTCCCGGTTTCCTATCAAACTAAGAAAGATTTTGAAGTCTTTGGCTCTGATGCTCCGTTCCAGTTTGGCTATATTGCAGAAGAAATGGCAGAAAACCCAGTTGGGAGTAGATTTGTAAACTATAATCAGGACGGAAGCGCAGAAGCGGTTCAGTACGAGATGCTTGCTCCGGCCCTGGCTTCAGCAATGCGAAAAATGAGATCAAGGATTAATGATCTTGAATCTCGAATCGCAGAACTAGAAGCCTAGTTTAGGAGCTCTATATAGCTTATAATGACTAAGCCTCAACTAGGGGCTAAGTTAGGAGTGGGCTATGAAGTATAAGGTTAAGTCTCAGCTCGACCACGAGGAAAAGGGTGGAATTCTGGACGACTGCGGTCCATCCTCAGTCGCTGCAATGGTTTCCTGGGCGTTTAAGTACGCTCCTGGAAAGGATTTTTCTGCTGCGGACGGCATCAAGGCTAAGTTTCAAGCCACCGGGCAGGTAGACAAGCAGGGCGTTAGCGACAACGGCTCTACGCTGGGCCAGTTGATCCTGACCGCCAGAAAGCTTGGCGCAGATGCCCGCTGGGCAAAGGATTGGAACGACGTCATTAACTCCGCCAAGGCCGGTGCGGCTCTTGGCGTTTGGGTTGAGCAGCCGTTTGGCTACCCTAAGGATCTTGAGGTTTCTGCCTGGCATGCCAAGTGGCAGCGCTGGTGGTGGGTCAAGCAGAAGCAGCCTACCCGCACCTATGGGCATATGACCTCGGCGGTCTATGACCCAATCGACGGGTGGCAGTGGGCATGCCCAACGCGCTCTGGCAAAGGTGCCGAGCAGTTTGGCGTCAAGATTGACGAGAAGATTCTCCTCACCCTTGCGGACTCCAAGCGCCTGTCCAAGAAGCACGTTGCCCCAGCGTTTAAGCACATCATCATCGTCACAGCGCCAAAGGGCTGGGTTGCGCCAGCGCCAGTGGCTCAGCCGGTAGCGGCAGTTGCCCCAGCACCAGTTGCTGCGGCCCCAGTTGCTCCAGCACCGCAGCCGGCGGCACCGGTAGTAGAAACCCCGTGCCCAAGCTGTGGCGGCACCGGAAAAGTGAAGCGATAGGAGAATAGAATGTTTACAAAGATTAAGTGGATTTTTGACAACACCGGAGTTGACGAGGCGCTTCTCGAGGCGTTCCGCGTTGGACTTGCAACCGGTATTGCCGTTATGCTTGCGACCGGGGCTCCAATCCTGGACATGAGCAACGACGACTTCCGGACCGTGGCGTCTGGCGCTATTGCGGCAACCCTTCAGGTCATCGTTCGCGCCCTCAACCCAGAGGACACGAAGTTTGGCGTTGGCAAGGCAAAGGCCGTAAAGGCTGAGGAGAAGGCCGCCCTTGCGGATACTTCCCACATTGCCGGCTCCGCAATCGACACGGACGGCGATGGAGTTGCCGACCAGCTTGCTGGCAGCCTTGCTGGCGAGGGTTGGGACGACGAAGAGCCCGCCAAGTAATGTGCTATAGTGGCATTGCGGCAGTTAGCCGCAAGTCGTATAGTAGGAGAACAATTAAGAATGGCAGACAAGAAGAAGGTCGCTCCAAAGCCAGCACCAGCCAAGAAGGCAGGCAAGCCAGCAGCAAAGCCGGCAGCCAAGAAGAGCCCCGCGAAGAAGAGTGCGGCTCCTAAGAAGAAGGGCCTCCTAGGCCGCCTTTTCGGCAAGTAACAGCGAGGGGTCCCGAACCCCTCCTTCCAGGAAGCCCCGGTGACGCCCCACCGGGGCTTCCTCTTTCCCGTACACATTTGTGTGCACATGTGGAAAAGTATTCGTATACCTGTTATGCTGTCGCGGTAGGTGAATGTCCTACCATAAAGGAAGGAGCGCATATGTCTGTCGAAAACATTCTAGACGAGATCCGTGGAACATCCACAAAGAAGGGTCCGCAGTGCAGCGTTAGAGCAATCCTGGCCTCTGTTGACGGGGAAAAGCGGGATGCAATGGTCGCGGCGCTTGGAGACCTCTCTATTGACTCTAGCGCCATCTCCAGATGGCTGCTAAAGAATGGCCATGACGCCAAGCCGCATACGCTTGCCCGACATCGCCGGAAAGAGTGTAGGTGCGAATAGTGGGAAACCCATTAGACGAAATCAAGGCAATCCAGACGGAAATGCAAGCCGAGAGGCGGCCAAAGCGTCAGCACCCAGAGGGCTGGGAGCCTGGGGTGTCTTGGAACGGCAATGAGGGAACCATTACCACGACCGGAATGCCGGCGGAGAACGCCCCAGACTGGGCCACCGTGCTCAAGGTTTGGGGGCTTGATCCAGAGCATTTTGACGTTGTAGAGCCAGTTCTTTTTAACGTCTGGGGCGACACGCTTGGCGTGCTAAACAGGCAGTGGAAGGGCAAGGTTGTACGCAAGACCGCATCAATGAACAACGACGTACACGAGATCATTGATGAGATTAAGAAGCATCGTTTTGTTCGACCAGTTGTCGCCGATAGCGGAACGGCTATGATTGTCGCCATCTCCGACCTCCAGCTCGGTAAAGGCGAGAACGGCGGCAGTGCCAAGATCGTAGAGCGCTTTCTTGCGGGCATCAACGAGGTTGAGAGCCGCTGGAAGGAGCTCCGCAAGGCTGGTAGGCCCCTGTCCAAGATGGTTGTCGTTGGCCTCGGTGACATCATCGAGTCCTGCGACGGGCACTATGACATGCAGGCATTCCAGACAGACCTAGACCGCCGTGAGCAGGTCACAGTTGCCAGGCGCCTGATTACCAAGGCGCTGACGCAGTGGTCTAAGTTTGCCCCAGAGATGCTGGTTGCCTGCATCCCTGGTAACCACGGTGAAAACCGCAAGAACGGCAAGGCGTTTACCACCTTCGGGGATAACGACGATGTTGCCGTATTTGAGCAGGTAGCAGAGATTCTTGCCGCTAACGAAGAGGCATACGGTCACGTCAAGTTTGTCATTCCAAAGAATGATCTGACCATGGTCATTGATGTCTACGGGACGATTGTCGCCCTTGCGCACGGTCACCAGGCCCGAAGAGGCGGCGGTAATGCTATTGGCAAGATCGAGAACTGGTGGGCTCGTCAGGCGCTGGGAATGGCCCCTGTCTCTGACGCGACGCTACTCTTGACCGGCCACTACCATCACCTGGCCCTTGCCCAGCACGGAGCCAGAACACACATTCAGGCGCCGTCGCTCGATGGTGGCTCGCAGTGGTACCGAGAGGTTGCGGGCGTAGACGCACCCGCAGGGATCTTGACCTTGGCGGTTAATAAGGACGGCTGGGATGACCTGAAGGTTATGGCCTGCCGTATCGACTAGCGATCAACGCGCTCTGCGCGGAGCAGCAAATGGTGACGGATGGCCTCGAAGTCTACCGCGATAACGCGGAACTCGAGGCCATCGGTCTCTAGGCGGTCATTGAGTATCGGCTTATCTCTACCCTCTAGGTACGGCGTCCAGAAGCGGTATACCTGCCTAGAGGTCATTCCCGTTGGGTTGGCGTAATCCCTGCTTCCGTCTTCCCTGAGGGATTGGTAGTGACACTTCTTTATCCAGATTGTTTCATCTGTCGTGATTGGCGTTCCGTCTGCGGCCTGGCTAGATAAACCTCTTCTCTTCAGCGTTACTGTTGCCATAGCCCCCGGAATCATCTGAGCGACACCGAGATGTACTGGTCAAGGATTGCTGCTGCGGTTGGCGGTATAGACAGGGCGGAATACCTTCCGGCAGACACCTGTGGGAGTCTTTCCATGGTGGTATCTCCAACCGTAAGCCTTGTTAGCAGGCCCATGCCGCTCTGGTACAAGGAGTCCCTGGCGGCAAGGTCAATTGCAATTAGAGCAGTCGCATCCTTGATCTCGTGCGGGGTCACCTTATACCCATGAGTGTAGACAATCTTTGCTACCGGGTTAATCAAGCCGAGCGCGACAATTGCGGGGAATAGGGAGTAGGTGACGTTTGCAAGGCTTGTGACCTCAACATAGTTCTGGGTAGTGTTGATGAAAAGGTCGCTGTTATTGAATGTAGCTCTCTGGGTGTTGCTAACGAATACTTCAAGCGAGCCAACAGATATAATAGGGGAGTTGTACGGGAATACTCTACGTGTTTGTTGGTTCCAGGTGTGCTGCTCGGTGCTTTCTAGGTGCTGGAAAGAGAACCCGCAGTAGCTGTCCACCATTGAAGAAGCAACTGCTATGAGTCTCTCAAGCCTGTTGTCGGTGGACTCCGTTCCGTCTGGCAGGGAGAGCGCACCGAGCTCATATTCTCTAAACTCGGAGACCGTAAGGTAGCCCATCTCCTTGCCCTGGAATGCGGTTGCCCATGCGCTTGCTGCGGATGTCCCCGTGTTGAAGAGCCTGTAGGTGTACCAGTAGTTGGTTGGATAACCCGAGTCGGTGTAGTTGTAGACCCCAACCTTTGAGTCAAGGGATAGCACTGATCCGATATTAGTGAACGTTCCGTTCTGAGCGTTAGCGTACTCCTCGGTCGAGGCTCTACCGATCTGGATGCTGGTGTATGCGGCGGCCGATGCCGAAGGGTCAGCGATGTTTACGGTAACTTTTATCATGTGTCCATCCTAAAGCAATGGGGCCCGCATGGCACCTAATAAGTGTCCTGCGAGCCCCAATGCAAACTACGGAGTTAATTACTCGGCCTTGCCGAAAACCTTCTCCAACTCAGCCTTCTGGGCATCGGTAAGCTCGTTCTTTGCTGGAGCAACTGCGGATTCCGACTCAACGGTGCAACCCTGGGCAATTACTTCAACAAGATGCTTAGCCTTGACGGTTCCAACCGCCTGGTGAAATCGGACGACGGTGCCGTCTCCGAGAACCAAAGATGAAAGTCCGCTGTGATTGCGAATCTTAACAATCTGGTCATCGGCAACAGCAACCTTTGCGGCCGCGACGGCCTTCTTGGCTACTGCTGCGGAATCTACCGCAGGAGCTTCTCTCTTATCATCAAACATTTTTCGCTCCTAACGCTTCCGGGACCCCGGATTTCTCCGGGGTCCCTTCAGCAAATTGCCTAGATTAGGCGGTTACGCGGATCTTGGCCTGGAACTGAGGAGCCTTGTTCGCAAAGCCCTGCATCACATACATGATGTAGAGTCGCGTCAGGGCGCCGTTCACGCCAATCGGGATCTCGAGCGTCGTGATCGAGTCCGAACCAAGGTACGGCATCGACCATCCGGCCTCATCTACCACGTAGATATCGCGATAGTCCGTTCCTGAGATCGCATACGAGCCAATGGCGTCGCCTGGGACCGCAAGAATTGGAAGCGAACCAGCCGCCGTAACGACCGAGCCGAAGGTTGCGCCAGCGAGCTGGTCAACCTGCGATGGGGCGTTGTAACGAACAAGGTTCGTGAGCTCGTTCACAAGACCGGCGTAATCCGTCGGGGTGCAAACGATTGCCGATGGGTTTCCGCCGTTGTCAAGGACGCCAGCGACGGCAGTGTTGATCGTGGAAAGATACGAAGCCGTACCCTTACCAACAATCTCGTTGCCGGCAGCAGCGGCCGTGCCGAGCAGCTTGCGGAGTCCGTCAAACGAGTTGGCGTCATAGGCGCCAAGCTCGGTTGCAGCACCAGCAGCCGTCGTTACGGTTGCGTTGCCCTGGAACAGGGTCTTCTGAAGCTTGTGCGCAATGGCGGTGACGCCGCTGCCAAGCTCCTGGGAAAGGCCGTTAAACGGAGAACCGCCGGCGCCAAGCGCAAACTGGTTCTTGAGGGTGATACCACGGCGGGTTGCGAGCACGGCGACGTTAGTCGTCTGGCGCACATAGGTCGCGTTATCGTCCGTCACGGTGCCGGTTTCCGTCTGGAATACGGCATCGCCATAGGCGGTCTGCTGGTTGAACGCGTGCACGAGGCCGTTTGCCGGCTCCTTGCGGATGCGCTCAAAGAATGGGAACTTCTTTACGAAAAGGCTGTAAAGGATAGGCTCGAGGTCCTGGCGGATGAGCGCCGTACCGGCCGAGCTATCAAGGGCCTTTGCGATTGCTGGGTTTGACATTGCAAGCTGGTTAAGCACTGCCGAATCGGCCTGCTTTCCGGCCTGTGTCGAAGCCTGAACATCGAGCATCTCGTTGAGCTCGGTGGTTGACATCTTTGAGAACTTCTTGCGAAGCTCGCGCTGGACGGCATAGGCCTCGGCTGGGTCAAACGTGCTCTTCTTATCGACGTCAATCTCGCGACCAACGTGGACATCGTTCAACGAGGCAAGGCCTCGCTCGACGTCCTGGAGCTTCTCACGAATCTCACTCATGATCTATTAATCCTTCTGCGCCTCAAGGACGCGCTGTACATATGGGCTCAACCACGGAGCATTCTCCGCGGCCTTAACCTGAATTCCTTGCGGAACATCAATAGACTTTCGCCCAACCCCAAGAGCACTAATGCGCTCAATGAGATCGAGAGCCTTCGACATGTCCTCTTCGACCTTGGCCTTTGCCTCTGCGAGTTCGGTCACCTGCGCCTTAAGGGCGGCAACCTCCTCGTGAGCAGCGTTGGCTGCATCAAGAGCGGACTTTGCGATTGACTTGACCTCCTCAAGGGGGGTCACATCAGCCTCGACAACCTCCGCTGCTGGGGCCTCCTCAACGGGGGCCTCAACAACAACTTCCGCCTCGGCCGCTTCCGGCTGTACGGATGATTCATCGCCGTCGAGGGACTTCTCCTCCTCGACGAGCTTGGCGCCAAGCGCCTCAAGCGCAGCAACGGATGGGTCCTTAGCAGGCTCTTCGGCCTCCTCAGGCTCTTCCACCGGAGCGTCTTCCTCACCATCTGGCGAAGCAGAGGCCTTTACCTCTTCCTTCTCCACTGGGTTGGTCTCGTCTTCCGAGACCGCAGGAGCCGCTACTGGCTGCTTATCTTCGTTGTCCGTGCTGACCGTAACGGTCACACGGGTCTTCTTCTCAAGTTCGCTATCCATACTATTCTCCACACTACTTTCTGCTGATTCCGGAGCATCGCCCGGCATTTCCGGTTTTTCTTTTTCTATTGAGCCATCCTCTCCTTCAGCCTCAAACTCCTTGACGCTATCGATAACATCGACAGCCTCTTTGGCGCTTCGAAGAGTTGACATTTTGTGCCCAACAAGAGTTTCTGTTGGCTTTCCTTCTCGGTAAACCCTAATAAGCACGGCTGGGTCTTCTGGGGTTGCGTTGAGAACAAACGAAGAGCCGGGGACGCTAAGTCTGCCTTCTCTTACAATTTTTGTAATCTTCCCAGTTGCATCTCCGCCGCTTGAGCCCCATCGAACCATGTCGCCAACGGAATACTTGCTGGCCTTTGTTTCAAAATCATCTTCGTCAAGAAGGTCAAGGTCAACACCAGCGGACTTAATGCTCTTAATAGCACTATGAAGGTAGGAACGCTGGTTAGCTGGAATGCCAACCACGCTTGCCTCAAGGAGTCTGACCTTTTCAATCACAATTGACTCTGGCTGATCGCCATCGGCAGCCTTGCGGCTGGCCTTCTCGACCCGAGCGCCAATGGACAGGCCCAACTTGACGCCGCGCTTGATTGCGCGATATGCCCGAAGTGCCTCTGGGTTCTCGTCCTCGTTTACGACACGGATATTCACATCCAGATCATAAACTTCTTGGTTTGTCTCCGAGTCCCACCGCTTGATGATCTCGGCGTCAGTAGCCGAGCCAAAGAGGTCCTCTGGGACATTGTAGTTATGATTCAAAAAGACCGTCATATTCTGACGGGCTGTGTCGGCCATAGACTTTAGCGCGTTAAGGGACATCTCATCGCCGTGGAGGTCCCTAATTGAGGAGGATGTGGTTCCCGCGACGAACTTCTCGCCCATATCGTTCTCATATGCCTTTAGGGCATTTGTATAAATCTTGAAGTCCAAGTTCATTTCCTCCGGCTACTATGCTTCAAAGGCGCACGGGGCGCTACCGCCACCAACCTGGTAAACGGCTGTGTCAGTAGATAGTCCCGTATGATCACCCGTAGATAATCTACCAATAAGGCTCTTTTCGCAAGGATATTCATTCCTACACATGCCTGTAATATACAGGTTTTTTATACAAATTGTTTAGAAAAGTGTATACTGACAAGCATGTGTGAGAGAGGGGCAGTTAACTGCCATTTATGTAGGGAATTGAACGCGTCGGAGACTGCCCTTATTGACATAGTGCTAACTATGAGACGCCTGCAAAAGACCCTTTCCCCGATCATGAAGCGCTACGAGGAAATACACCGGGCGCATTCCAGATGCGCGCTTTGCACCATTATGGTCGGGCCAGAGCACCTGGAAACCAAGCTGGTGCCAGAACCCATGGTCCCTAGGGCAAAGGGGCAGAAAAGGTACTCTGTCTGCCCAAACTGCTACGACACGCTCAAATCCATCAAGAGGAGCGTCCCCCAGCAGATTAAGTATTCTCGTCATGTTGAGGAAGAATTGGCTAGGCTAGACGAAGATGATAAAATTGAGTATGATGGCTTCTGGAGAAAGTTTAGAGATGAGAATATTGTAGACACGGACGCCATTCTTGGGCTCGGTGAAGAAAATTCCGACGCCGATCCTAAAGAGGGGGACGAGGAATAAATTGGAATTTAGCGAAAGTGTCGAGATTCATTTCGAGGACGGGAGATATGTCGTGCCGAAGTGGTGGGGCCGCCTACCGTCTTTTCGTGGCATTGGAATGGTTGATGGGATTAGAATGGTCCCGTTCAAGTACACGGAAGCAAGGGCGATTGTAAATAAGGATCTAGACCAGACTGCAATCACTAATGCAATCAGATCTTGGAGAACAAGAAAGCCGAAAGAGGAAAATTCGTGGTAATGATGCCTTGGGAGCGACTAAAGCGCTCCGAATCTACTTCGCAAGCACAAGCAACAGTTGATGCGATTAAGGACGCAATCCTTATCCCCAACTACGATTCGCAGCCGTATGCACGAGGGGCTGGTCAGAGCACGGTTCAGAAGCGATCTGTCAACATGCTTAGGAAGTGGTCGAGAAACAATCCATGGATTAGGGCTGCGATCAACTTGCGCCGCCAGCAAATCAGCCGAGCGCGATGGGATATCGTCACCATTGATGGCGAGAGTCAGGCAAGCGTGGAAATTGTCCACAAGATTAAGCACCTCCTTAGGGACCCAAACACACGAATGGATTCGTGGAGATCATTTATCGAGCCCATTGTCGAAGACATATTGGTACTCGACCAGGGTGCCATTGAAAAGGAACTAACCGTTGGCGCAAAGGCTGGACGAGCCGTTGATCCAATTAAAAACCTCTGGCCAAAGGACGCTTCGAGAATAGCGTTTGATCCAAGCTGGGACGGAAGCAACCTAAAGAAGGCCAGATATTTCGAGTATGACGACACGGGCAAAGTCATTGCTGAGTACAAGAACGAGGAAATGGTTGTAATTGTTGCCAACAAAGTGACGTACTCGCCACTCGGCCTTTCGCCACTTGAGGTCCTTGCTGAGACGATTGAGGCAGACCTCCGTGCTGCAAAGTACAACAACAACATTGTCGAGCAGGCAACCCCTCCCGGCATTATCGACCTTGGCGAGGGCGTGCGCCCAGATCAGGTCGATGCATTTAAGACCTACTGGGAGGGAGAAATCGCCGGCAAGAGTCAAACAGCAATCACCGGCGGCGGCAAGGGTGTCAAGTGGATTCCAATGGCCCAGTCAAACAGAGACATGCAATTCATGGAGTGGCAGATTTATCTGGCACGAAAGATCTGCGCGGTCTTTGGTGTTCAGCCTCAGGATATCGGATTGAACTTTGACGTCAACAAGAGCACTTCCGAGTACGGCGCCGCCTTCACCGCGGACAACGGTATCGCACCGCTATGCGAGCTGATCGCGGATTACATTACCCGCGAAATCGTCTGGTTGTATGACAGAAACCTTAGATTTGTTTACACCGATGTAGGTAGGGAATCAGCAGCCGCAGTTTCCGATTACTACAAGGCTGCACTTGCTGGCCTCCCATGGCTCCGCCTCAACGACGCACTAAAAGAGCGCGGTCAAGATGCTGTTGGCGACCTTGGAAACGAGATCTGGATGCCAAGCCCACTTGGCTACATGCCACTTAGGTACTACGAACTTTACCTGAAGGGCAAGGTCGGCGATCCCGATATGCCACCGCCGCCGACCGTCCCAGACGCCCCAGAGGGCGCGGTAGATACGTCGCCTGGCGCCCCAGAGAGCGGCACCCCAAGCCAGAAGCCACAGCAGGGTAAGGATCAGCTTGACTCAAAGCCGAACCCAGACATGAATCCAAGACAGCAGGAAAACAAGAAGAGGATTGTTGTTATTGAGCCAGAAGCAATTCTTTCAGAGGATTGCCCGCCAAGTGTTATCGACGCAATTGAGGCACATGTTGATTCCGGCGCCGAGGTAATTGCGATTACTAGGTCAAAGGGAGACACTGAATCAATTCGGGCTGGCCTCGAAGACTGCGGCATTGATGTTGCGGATGTTCTTTGTAACTCCTTCCCAGAAGATTCAGTTTTGCAATTCAAGCGATATGAGGCCCAGAAGATTGGGCGACGCGGTGAAGAGGTTGTTGCTTTCTATGACACCGACTCCACCATTGTTGCCGCATACCGATCCTCCTATCCAGCAGCAGAAGACATTTCCCTCGTCGAGTCAGAGAAGGCGGACGGAATAAACCTGAACGTCCCGGCCGGTGTTCGCGCAGAGGCGAAGCGTGGTCTTGAATGGCGACGAGAGTACGGACGCGGCGGCATTGGCCCTGGCCAGCAGACCGCAAGAATGCTTATTGGAAACAAGATGACCATTGCCCGCGTGCGAAAGATGCGAGCGTTCCTTGCCCGACACGAAGTCGATAAGCAGGGCGAAGGATTCTCGCCGGGGGAGAAGGGCTTCCCATCTGCTGGCAGAATTGCCTGGGCCCTCTGGGGTGGCGATGCCGGTCAGGCTTGGGCCAATAAGGTTATGCGATCCGTTGAGTCCAGAGAGAGAAACGGGTAGGGCGAATGTCGGATAAATACTTCCATACACAACCCTGCTTTTGCCTACCCTGCCGCATACTCAAGCAGGACAAGGGCGAGCGATTGCCATTAAAGATTAACAATCCAGCGCCAGAGAAAAAGCCTAAGAAGGCACGTGGCGCAAAGAAGGTCTAATGGCACACAAAGATCCGGTGACGCCGGCCCTAAGAAAAGCTATCCTGGACCGAGACCGCGGATGCGTTGGGCCAAGGGTCGGCATGCACGATCAGTGCGGCAGTCAGTTTGGCTCCGGGGCGCAGATCGTATTGGAGCTCGATCACGTATTCAATTCTGGAATGGGAAAGCGCGGCCCTTCGGAAATGTGGAACCTTGTAACCCTTTGCGGCTGGCATCACCGGATTAAGACCGAGTCGTCCAAGAAGTGGCGCGAGGTATTGTACGAATACTTGGAGGGATTTCAATATGACAGAGAGCAGTATCTACCGTAACCAGCCATGCTCAAGCCGGATCTGCCCATCTAAGCAGGCGAGCCTGATTTCCAGGGGCCTTGGCCCTATGGTAAAAAGAGGAAATCAAAAGTACCACCTGTGCTGCCTTCCCGAGCGCGGCTTGACAAAGGGTGATACAATCAAGTAAGGTGATACCAGAAGGAGGGAATCATGGCAGACAAGGGAATCTGGTGGAGATCCTGCTACGCATGTAGCGGAAAACTTTACGAGCTATCTGATGGTTTGCTATTTTGCTCTAACGAGCACTGTAAGCGTGGCGGTAGGGTAATGTCATTTGAGGAGACGGCAGACAAGGCTGGTCAAGTCCAGTCGACATGCATCCTTGAAGATTGCCTAATGCACAGAAAGGGAAGGTATGCAGATGACGGAAGTGGAAATGGCAGACCTTGGGAGATCGAGGTTCAGCCTTCAACTGGAAAGAATCCTAAGCGACGACCTGGGCGCAAGACCAAAAGTTCTTCTCGGGTTTGAGGCGGCAAACGCCGCAGCGGCTATGGAGAATAGTCTTTCCTATGAAGATCGTTCTGCATATCACATGGGCATAAACTACGCTCTTGAAGCGTGGCTCACCGCCCCTAACGATCTAGTAAAGGATTAGTTTCGCATGAAGCAAACTGGTGCAAATTTTGCAGAGCAGCGCCTAATACAGCGAAAGAAGACGGCTCAGGTTTGGCGACTGCTAGAAGAAACCGGAATTAAGCGTCGGTTTCTTGCACGACACCTTGGAGTGTCGTATGGTTATCTCAACCAAGTTCAGTATGGGCAGGCCCCAATCAGCGGGCCAATGCGAAAGCGCATTGCTGAATTTCTTGGTGTAGAGGAAAAGAGACTGTTCGAAGACCTCGATCAGTTCATGAGTAATAAGGAGAGCGAAAATGGCATTTGATAAGAGCGCACTTAAGGATTACGTAGATGTCGCAGAGCGCATCCGCGCGTGGTACGAGGCATATCCAAACGCCCGCATTGAGACGCGCATTATTGAGCATAACGAAAAGCGCGTAGTTATTGAGGCGCGTGCATATCGCGGCGTCAAGGAAGACAACGGGCTTGACGAAAGGCTTGGCTTCGTGGACGATCGTCCAGCAGGCATTGGCCATAGCGCCATGCAGATCCCAGGGGCGACTCCATACACTCGCGGCTCAGAGATTGAGAACTGCGAGACTTCGGCAGTAGGGCGTGCACTTGTGATGGCTGGGCTCCCATCGAAGCGAATCGCTTCAGATGATGAAATCAAGTCAAAGGGTGGCACTTCCAAGACGATCGCCAAGGCAGCGGCAGAGATTTTTGAGGATGCCGTTTTCCCGCCGCACGTCCAGAAGTACGTTGATGATTTTGACGCGGCAACCACCGTGGAGCAACTCAATGCAATCGGGCAGAAGATCAACAACTCTTCAGCCGACGGCGTTGAGATTGACGATGTTTCTCGCCAGTACCTTGTGAATAAGTTCAAGACCCGTCGCGCTGAGATTGCTGGATGATTCCAGAGAGGCATCCAGAGCACGTTAGCGTAAGCGAGTTGCGCGAGTTTCTTTCCTGCCCGCTCAGGTGGTGGTACAAATACCGCATGGGCATGTGGACAGAAAGAACAACGCCGTACTTTGCTTTGGGCACCTCCGTTCATGCTGGGCTCCAGAAGTGGTACGAGCCACTTACTGGAGGCAAGAAGCACGGAGACCTTACGAAGGTTTTTGATTACTACCGAAAGACCTGGGCGCTTGAGTCGTCAAAGGTTGACTGGACGGGGGAGAAAGATCGAGACCTCCTTAGTGAGGGGTTTAACGGCGAAGAGATGCTCCGCGCCGCAATCTATGCCGGGGATGATTGGGAGGCTAAGGCCGTTGAGCACACAATGTTCTCTGAGATTAAGCATTCCAAGCTCGGCAAGCTCCCAATCAAACTAAAGACGCAGGTTGACATGCTCACAAAGACTCTTGATGTTGTTGAGCACAAGACCGCCCAAAGGAAATGGGAGGCTGAGCGAGAGCACGGAGACATTCAGGCGACTGCCTATGCCCTTGCTGTTCGTGAGAATTACTCCCACGACCCGACGGTTACGTTTAATATCATTAGCAACTCCGCAAAGGGGCCTAACGTTGACCGAAGAATGACAACAAGAACGCAGAGCGATATCGATAAGATGTACATTGGCGCCCGAGCCTTTGTGGATGCGATCGAGAAGGGTGCGATCTATCCAAACCCGACGGCATTCGCTCACGCAACCTGCGAATTCAAAGTGCTCTGCAACGACTGGGAGAGTCACCCGCAGAAGCTTCCAGACACGCGCAAGAAACTTTATGATAAGGTTCCAACCCTAAAGAAGGATCTCTGGCCAGACCACGATTGGTAAAGAGGAGTAAAAATGGAGAAGATCATCCCTATCGAGGAGATGGTCGATGTGCGCGTCTATTGGCGCTGCTACAGCGACCTTCCGCGCCACGCAAAGCTTTGGCGGCTACCAGATAACAACGCTCGTTGGGCTTGGATTACGCTTCTGTGCGCGGCGTCCGAGACCAACGGCGTGTTCGAGTCCGATCAGCACGTTGAGGCACTTATCGGAACCCAGAATGCAAAGTACCTTCCGCACTTCCGAAGAGTTGGGCTCCTTGACGGGCTCGTTGTCCATGACTGGGACGAGTGGCAGGAGCCGTCCGACGGGATGTCGGCGGCGCGCGAAAAACTTGCCGAAGCAGGAAGGTCTAGATTAGAGCGACTCGGCCTTAGGGATAATCACGAAACGCCTGTAACTCGTAGTCTGAAGGAATGGCTTTCGTATGTTGTTGCCGGACCAAACACACAGGGTCGGCTTGGTGAGTTCTTCGGGGCAATGCTTGGTGTTGTTCCGCAAAGGAATGACTACAGCAGAATTTCAAAGCTGATGAAAGATTTTCCTGGCGGCATCCCTGCGCTCATGGCGGCAGTATGCGACGCGGCGCTTCGTGACCTCAAGGGCGACCCGATCTCTTACTTGACAGCGGTTGGGCAGAAGCGTAAGATGACCCCGGTGCGCCAAACGGCAAGCACGCGCGATGCGCATTTGGAGGGTTAATGCAAGAGACGATGTACCTCAAGGATGTAGAGAACCGAGTCACTCCGCCTAGCGACCTGAACGCGGCGCTTCTTAAGGCCGGGGTTCCGCCGCGATATCTGGACAGCACATTCAAGAAGTTCCAGACACAAAAGGAATCAAAGACCGCCCTGGAGGCCTCAGTTTCATGGGCGCAGTCGCCGATCACGGATCGTGGCCTTCTTTTTGTTGGCCCCCCAGGAACGGGCAAAACACACCTTGCCGTTGCTGCTATCCGCGAGAAAATTGCCACTGGCATCTCGGGAATAAAATTTATTAATGTTCCGCTGTTTTTGGACAGAATTCGGATGTCGATGAAGTATACTGACGCAGAAGTAATCAAGTTGTTTGAGTACTGTCTCGAGAAGGCGCCAGTCGTCGTTCTCGATGATCTCGGGAAAGAGAAAGCAACTGACTGGGCAGCCGAGCGGCTGTATGTAATGGTGGAGAGTCGATATAGTGCGTGCCGTGCGACGATCGCCACGACGAATCGTGGGCTTGACGAACTCGACGCCCTTGGGTATGGGGCTCTTGTCTCCCGACTACAGCAAACCTGTCGCGCTGTCAAAGTGGGAGGGGAAGACCAGCGTATCAGGCTTGGAAGGCTGGACCAGTCCTCTTGAGATTTACCTC